TTTGAAAACTTTATAGTGTCATTAACTAATATTGTAGTACTAGAGTCTTGATCTACAGTGATAACTGTATTCGTTAAATCTGATTTATCAACATTAATAACAATACCCAAGAATTGTGGATCTAAAATGCTTGCTACTAAAGTAGATTCATCTACAGCATAATCGCCTACAGCTATAGTATTATCTATACCCGCTATGGTAAATGTTGTAGCATTTGCTCCAGGGATAAGCACAGTTTTACTTTCTTCAACAACAGCTGAGATTGGCAAATATGGTGAGAATTTAGCAACAGAAATGTGCTCTTCTTTCGTGTAGTAACCTGGAGAACTTAATGCTGTATTAACATTTATAACTCTAGGTTGGTTTCTATTGTCCGTAAAAAACAATAAATTTTCTAGCATACTTATGCCGTATACCGGTGACAGGGTAGAAAAATTTAAAAAACTTCCTTGAACTAAAACGTCTAAAGAACTATTTGGAACGTATCTATATATTGAACAGCTTGTACTAGCTGGCGCTATTGTAGAACCAGAATAATCTGTTGTAAATATATACATACAATTATTAGACTCGTCCATAAATAGCCCAATAGCCGCATGGCCCGCAGGTGTAATAGTTTGTATTAACTCATTACCTTTAATATTTTCTAAAGCGCCGACATCAGCACCTTCGGATCTATTAATAGATATATTTTGAGCATCTCTATATTCTCCATTTGGAAGAATTCTTTCATCAACATCTTTGTTCATCCTAGATTGGAGGAACATATTTTTAGATTCTGCCATTTAATTTTAGTGTTTAATCCATTTATATTTGCCTCTCATTACTTGAGTAATTTCCTCAATCTTAATATTAGATAATCTTATTTTAGCGTTTCTTAATTTAGATGATTTTTCTCTTCTAAGTCTTTGAACTAAATACTCAGGTTGATAAGCTCTAGTGGATATGATAGCATGTAGTATATGAGCATATAGAGCTTCTTCTGCTAACTTTGGAACCTTAGTGTCAGTGTCATACGCTAAACCATCAGAAATGTACTCTAAAATGATTAATTGATTAACCATTCCACCTGCAAAAGACATTTTACCTTCACGTTCGTTTAAATTAAACCAACCATTTATTTGAGAGTACTGTGGGTCAGCTCCGTATAATTCACCCCAATTAACATAACCTATCCACTCACCATTGTTGTTGTAGTTTATATTAAAATCATCAACAGCTTGTTGTTGTATGTTATTCTCATGCCATCTTTCTTGTGTTATAGAAGTACCTTCTATATCTTCTCCGAAGTTATCTTGAGTTGGAACACCTTTTGAATCCTGTACTTGTGTGTAGTAAGGACTCATAGTTAAATTGTTTGTTGGGTATATAACGTGTTTTACACCAGCTTTATCTATCCAAGATGTTTTAACATAGTTAACATAATCTTGTGGTAACACTAATGTCAAACTAGGAGGTATAGTTAATTCAGCTGACTTTATGCTTTTTAAAGTATCATAACTAAATTCTTGTAAAGCTCTTTTAGCGTGAAATAATACATCTGATTTCTTAACTGTTTGTATTAATTTACCATCTCCAACATATCCAACCATAAAGTTTTCTATAGCGTCATTAAGAGATATATAAGAATAGCTACCATAGTTATTTTCTACAGTTTGACCATAAGCTTTTTCAGCGTCTGTATTACCATATTGACCACCGTCTAGTACTTTTAACTGTACAACAATGTACATACCGTTAGCCGGAGCAAGTCCAGATGGAAATACTATTGAATTGTTATTAACGCTAAAACTAGATGTATATTCTAACCAATCACCAGGAATACCAGTGCTACTTAAGTATAATTTAAAATTATTTAAAGCGTAATTTACATTATTAGGATCCCAACTTCCAAATACTAAACTAGTGTCAAATGTTGTTTTAAATGACAAAGTAGAACCATCTCCTCTAAAACCTTGAGTTCCTTGGTAATATTGCTGATTAGTTTCTGTTATTAAACTCATTTGTTATGATTTTTCGTTTATTTTTGTCATTTGAGCTTCTTGTTCTGCGGCTTGTATGATAGTAGGATCACTTATAATAATACCACAATATTTTAATATCTGTATAATTAGATTTGTTTGTTCTTCTTGAATCAATTCAAAGTCAATAGATGTGTTTGTGTCGTATAAATATTGACCTTGAGAACCAACAATATAACCCCAGAATGGATTAGAAGGTTTAATAATTCCATTAACAACAATACTATTAGGTGTTGGTGTTATGTCTATGTATGGCGTGGTTAAATTATTTAAACCAGTGGCAGATGTTATTGAGTATAAAGGATAGTTATTTGATGGAGCTGTTAATCTAGATTTTGATATCGTCTTTAGTTCTTTGAAAGAAACTCTTTGAGCCTCTACATCTGTTAAAGTAGCGCCACCAGTTAAAGATATATAATCACAATATACACTTCCAACTTTATAAATAGCTCTATCTCCAACTCCTAAAGTTTGATTCCATTTATTACCAGTAACAGTCCAAACGCCTTCGTTAGTAATAAAAGGTATTAGTTTGTTTTCTAAGTTATAAAATGAATTAAAAAACTCAGTATCGTTTTGAGAATTTTGTTGATTTTTACGATTAAACTGATCTCCATCGGCAAAGTAAGATTCGAATATTTCAAGTTGAACTTGAGTCGCAATTTTATTAAACTCGTTTGGAGTTATATAACCTCTTTGCTCTTTATTTAAAATAAGTAAAACCGTCTTATATACTTCGTTTACGTTTACCGCCATTGTGTTATTTTATTTATACTAAAAAGGCGGCCGAAACCGCCTTATAATAGTATTACTTGTTTTTATAGTTTTTTATCTATAGATTTATAGATTTCAACACCTTCATCTGTTTTCAAAAACGCTGCAAAAGCAGAGTAAGGATTTTCATCAAAAGGTACGTTCATTAATTTTCTATCATTTGCGCCCCATGTAAATGTTCTTTGGTCTTGAGATAGTTTAATAATTCCAGCTTCAGATGCTCTAATAGCAAAATTTCTAAGTTGAACGTTATCATCTTGAGCTAACTCTATAAAAAGTCTAGGTTGTTTTTTAGCAAATAATAATAAGTCTCTTTTAAGTTCTTTAGAACTCATAGTTGATACTTTAGAACCAATTTCAACTCTTAATATTGCTTCTGCTTGATCTATATCAATTTGTCTAGCTAAGTTCAATGCATCAATTTCAAACTCAATGTCATCTATATCATCTTCCGCTATAGCTATTGGATTAAATTCCGAATATATAACATCTTTTTTGGGATGATATAAAGATAAAAGTTTCTGAAGATTTTGTTTTTCAGCGGGAACTTTTAATATTCCATCTAAAAAAATTATATGACCAAGAGTAGCCTCTCCTTTTTGCTCATCTCTTAAAGGTGAGTTTTGGTTAGTAGCATATCTTATTTCTCTTTGTGTGTTATTTTCTCTATCAAACCAAAGTAGTGGATATCTAGACGTATGCCTTGATTGTATTGTTAGTGTTAATGGGGTTTTATTTCCTTTTAAAAAGTAAACCCTATCTTTAATTTCCCATTCAGGTTTTTTTTCAACTGTCTCCTTTTTCGCTACAGTTGGAATATCTACTGTATTTACATTTACAGTTTGTTCTTGTTGTGGGACTTCAATAACGTTGTCCGCAGTTTTTTTAGCTTTATTTGCCATGATATAATAAAATTAAATAGTTATAAAAGTAATAATTACCCCCGTCATTATAACGGGGGTAAGAATTACATTATTTGTGATTATGCTCCTTTGAAAAGAACAAAGTTATTAGCGCCTTGAGTAACTAAACATCTCTCAGAAAGGAAGTGTACTTCCATTGCATCAAGATCAGAAGTATAAGCACCTCCTACAGAACCAGTAATCCAGTTTTTCATTCTACGATCGTCAGCTTGTGAAGCTCTGTAACGAACGTGTAAGAATGGTCGACGGATGTTTGTTCCTAAGATTTGATCGTAAACAGTTGAAGTTCCAGCTGGCACTAATACACCGTCAATGCTAGCAATCGTAACACCTCCACGAGTAGAAGCATCGTTCAAATATTTCCAATCAGTTTTATAAAAATCATAAGAACCTCTACGGAAACCACTAAATCCAAGATTCAAAGCCATTTCAGCAGAATTCTCAAACAAACCATAAGCTGTACCGCCATTAGTTCCGTTAGAAATTCCAGCAAGCATGTCATCGAAATCTAAAGAAGTGGCTCTATTAAGGAAAAGCATATTTTCTTCAATAGCACCTTGAGTATCTAAATTTTTCAATATTTGATCAAAAGAAGCTAATCTGGTAGTAGAATCTTCAGCTGCAGCTGAAAAACCTGTTACGATATTACCTCTTTGTTCAATAGCTGAGAAAAGACCTTGAGTACCTTTAGCGCTAACTGTAGATGTACCAGCTTTCAATTCACCTTCAATAACGGACATTTCTAAATAATCTTCAAAACGTAGTCTAGTTTCAGACTCAGCTTTTAAATACCACAAGAATCCGCTAGTTCCGTCTTCAGTAGCGACTTCAACCCATCCAATTTGAGCAGTATCAGAACCATTGACTTGGTAACGATCTCTAATGATAATTGGTGAATTAGAGTATTGTGTAAACTGAGGATCGATAGATATTGGATTGTAATTGTTTTGAGATGATCCAGTTCCTTTTTTATATTCAGAACCATAAACAAAAACTTTAAGATTTGTTTTGTTTGATAAATCAACTTCACCTGAACCACCACCAACTAAATCAGCTTGAGTATAAGGTTTAACAGTAAGAACAGCGGTACCTGACGCTCCAGCGCCAGCAACTGTGTCAACAAAAACTTTAACTTCTACGCCAGTAGCAGGATCCATAACAACTAAAGTATCTTTAGGGCCGATAACACACTGAACACTTGCTGATTGAGCAATTTCTAGTTGTGTTCCAGCAACATTAGACACAACGCTATTGTAAGAAACGTGTAGACGGTTTTGCTCTGACCAAACAACTTGGTCTGAAGTCATAGGCATTTCAGCACCTACCATACGTAAAAATCCAGATAACGTTCTGTTTCCATAACGCTCTACCTCAGCTTCGTAGATTTCTGGTAAATATTGCTGAGCAAAGTTGTTTACTGGATCTCCTCCAGCAGCATCTCCTGTAAAGTTTAAATAATTTGTTTCCAAAGTCTGTTGTTTTTGACTTGGAACAATACTTCCTAAAAAAGGATTTGGGCTATAAGTAATTGCCATAGTTTTTTAATTTTTTAGTTAAATTTTTTTATTTTAAGTTTTGATGAATCAGCACCAGATATAGCTCTAACTTTAAATCCATTTATAAATACATCACCTTGTTGAGATCTAGCTTTAGTATCACTAAGGTTTTTTGAGTTATTTACAACCTCTTTAACAGCATCAGCTTTACCTTGTTCGTAAAAATGAGATGCGATTCTATCGACATTTTCAGCAGCATACATGGCTTTGTGATAACCTTTCATATCTTTAACATTGCCTGTTTCATCAAGGAACTTCCCGATAAGGTTGTTAATGTTTGATTGGTTTTCAGCAACTTTATCACCGTTTTGAATATTATACTTATAACTTTTTTCACCTATTTTAAAATCGAAACCTTCGAAATCTTGAGTAAAAAGTTTTTTAGTATTTTCTTTAAATTGTGAATGTTGTTGGTCAGCTAACTCCTGCTGTTTATTATATCGGTTGAAAAAGTCCATAGCTTTTTGAGTGTCAGGGTTTACGTTTGATCTCAACTTGATTTCACCGTAATATTTACTCTTCGTGTCTTCTAAAAAGTTTTTTGCTTTAGCAACCTCTTCTTTAAACGCAAGTTTTTTCTTGCGAATATCTTTTTCCTCATCTATATCTTCGTCAATAATAAAATCTTCAAGAAGAAGATCTATATCGTCGCTTTCTAAATAAGGTTTATTTTTTTTGTAATATTCTTTTAATAATGAAACCTCGTTTAAATTAGAATAATCAGTATTTAATCTAACATAATCTTCTACAGTTCCACCTGTTTCTTCCATAAAAGAAACTAGTTTTTCAATATTTTCAGGTAATTGTTTACCTAAAATTTTTTCATCTCTTAAAGCCTCTTTAACCTCTGCCTCTACTCTATTTACTTCTTGTGAAACTTCTTTGATTGGGTTAAATTCTTTACCATCTTCAACGCTCCCTTGGTTTTCTTGTCCCACTTCTTGCAATCCCACTTCGGGTTGTTCTGAGCGTAACACGCTGCTCTCTGAGCTTGGTTCTTGAACGGCATTATCTTCTATTTTTAATTCTTCTTTAGGTATTACAACTTTTGTAACATCTGGTGGTAACTGAACTAAAGGTTCTTTAATATTAACTTTAGTTACTTGCTCGTCTTTTTTTGCTAATTGCTTTGGCTTTGATTTTAATTTAAAATCGCCTTCTTGTTTTACTTGTTCTGACATAATATGATATAATTAAATAATTGTTGTTGCCTACATAAAGGCTTCTATACCCATATCGGGTTGGTTTTCAAAGTCTATAGGTAAACTATCGTTTTGCCTTTGACTTATTAATTCACTTTGCTGGGTAGCTTCCATTTTGCTACGTTTGTCTTTACGATCTTCAATAGCGTTTTCTTTTTGCTGTATATTTTGAACTTCTAATTGCTTAAGTTGCATATCATACTGAAACTGCAATTCCATCTCTTGGCGCTTAATAAAAGAAGCTTGTTCCATCTTCTGTATATCCATTTGAGTTTTAGCTTGTTCAAATTGAACCTTAGAACCAGATATAGCCTCTTGTTTTTGTACTTCAGCCATAGCAGTTCTTTCAGCTGTTTCAGCTTGTGCAGAAGCTTGTGCTTGAATATTAGCTCTTTGATTTTCTTGATCTTGTCTATTTTTTTGCTTACGTTTAACTTTAAGCATTTGATTAGCTAGTTTAAGATTTTTAATTTGTCTTAAATCTATAGCATCTTCTAAATCAATACCTCCTTGAGCTATAGCGGTTTGAATATTTTGTTCTAATTGAGCTCGTTCTTCTTCATCTGGTTCTAGTTCTAAGAATATACCAAAATCATATAGATTAAGATTTATTATTTCTTCAAGAACTTTAACATTGTAACTTGAAACAGAATTTCTAAGAGATTCAGATGTTAATGGAAAATATAAAGCATCTGCTATTCTAAGAGAAACATTTTCAGCTATTTTCAATGTAATATATTGAGCAGCTTGATTAATGTGTCTTGTAGCGACATTAGACGCGTTAGCTGCCATTTTCTGTAGACCAACTAAAGAGTTTTTATCCATTGCACTACCGTCTCTAGCTTCATTAAGCCCGGTAACGTCGCGTATCATTTGTAAATAATACTGATAAGTTTGTATCAAACTTTGTATCTTAGCTCCTCCACTTGAACTATTTAATTCTTGAATAGGTACTTTACCGTGATTTAATTCACCATCTTGAGTTAAAGATCTACCAACAATAGAACCAGTTTGGAAATACATGTTTAAAGCTTCGGCTGGATTGTAGTTAGTTCCATTACCAAGATCAACTTCTGCTAAACCATCCATATCTAAATAAACACCATCTGGTACCATTCTAGATAATACTTGTTGTAGTTTTAAATGAGTTAATTGAATCATATCAGCAAATCCGATACACTTACTTACAATTGATTCTATTCTACCTTTGTACATTCTAGGTGCACATATAACGTAGTTCATTTTAACTTTAGTAGTATCGGCAAAAGGTCTTGACATATTCTCTGACAACCTCCAGTCTAAAAGCATATTAGTACCTAATACTTTGGCTCCAGAATATAAAACTTCAATAGATCTAGATACTCTTTCAAAATTATCGTTTTCAGGTGGATTAAATGTATCTGGTTTTTCTAAAGCCTTTAACAAACCTGTTTCTGTTTGTTTTATTTTAAAAACTTGATTGTGATAAGTTTTGTATTCAAAGTAAAGTACTTGAACAGTATTTTCGTCATAATTACCCCAACCAGTTATATATTGTCTATTACCAGGTGTTTTTTGTATTTTTTCTAAATCTTCATTAGAAATATTTGGAAACTCTTTTTTTAATTCTGGTATAGTTATAGATTTAACTTCACCAACATAATAAATGTCATCAAAATTAGGATCTTCAGTATATGAATAAACCATATAAGCTGGATCTACGTAATCAACAGTTATACCCTCAGCTGTATTAAAATTAGTTTTAGCAGCACCAATACCGATAGTAGTAAAGTCCATGTGAAGTCTGCGTCTAACTAAATCGTACTTATTTTGAGCAAGTACAGTTGATATAGTTTCTTCTTGAGCTATTTCTATAGATTGCTTATAACTCAATTGCATGTGTAATTCTAGTTGCTCAGAATCTTCAGGAACCAAACTTGGATCCGGAGATTGATAAAGATCTATACCTAAAGTACCTTTTAAACTATCTAGGTATTCCTTAGCTATCATATCTTCTTGTAACTTGCTAGCGTACTCAGTTCTTTTCTTTACAGAATTTGGATCTTGAGAATAAGCTTTAATATCGTAGAATTTTTGCGACATACCATTAACTACG